ATGCCCTCGCGGGCATTCTGCTCTCAGATCTGCCCACCTCGGAGAGGTGGGGTTTTCAGACTCTGTTGGTTACCTCATAAGGATGTGTCGTATGTCTAGGTCTAGGAGTAACGGTTCCCGGTACCCGGTTTCAGTTTCCATGAGCGCGACGCGTGTTGAAGCGCGTCGCACACCTCAGTGGACAATTGAATATCGGGACGTTCCGGTTACTGGTACCTTCTATACTAACTACGACGATCGATGTTCTATCGGTGACGTTGTTGGTTTCTTTGACACATTTAATTCTGTGTCTCATACCAAACGACGCACATCAGCTGTCCTCCCCTCGCTTAAGTCTGCGAGGTACATGGCTCCTGGTGTTCAACCTTCATGGTTGGGCAGGGACTATTGGACTCTTGTCGGCTACCAATGCTCTGATACACCTAACATTTCTGTTAGTGTACTTGGCATGGGTGACGGCAATTTTCCCGTAGCTGCTTACCCTTCAATTGATTGGGCCGAGGTCGTCGATCAAGTGGGTGTTCAGTTGGATGGGCGAATGACTGTCGGGCAAAATCTGCTCGTGTCTCTCGTCCAAATATCCCAGACGATTGGAATGGTCAAAAACCCTTTCAACGTCCGAAAACTTGCACAGGCAAAATGGAGGAATAAGCCTTTGAGTAGCTTACTCTCCAAATCGTCAGGTGCATACCTTGAGTATCGTTATGGATGGCTTAACTTCAAGCGCGACATTGAACAATTATCCAATGTCTGGCGAGAAGTTAGGGATCACATGCAATACTTAAAGGACACTGAACACAGGTATACTAGTCTATCTGCGTCGCAGACGGATACGTATACCCACTCGTCCTCTCAGTCGTTCGCGTTCGGTTCGGAAGCGTTTTGTGCGGTTAGAGCTCGTTTTACGAGTTCTAGACGGACGGCCCGCTTCTCAACTGACGTCCAACGTGATCAGCAAGCGATGTTGTGGTCCAAGTTAGACCATATATCGTCGCGGCTGGGCACTACGGAACTGGCTGAGGCTCTCTGGGATCTTGTTCCCTGGTCTTTTGTCGTGGATTGGTTCACCCACGTCAATCGATTTGTGAGACAAGGTCCAATAATGTGGAACTCGGCTGATCTAAGACGTACAGGTTGGTCCATTAAAGAGGAGCACTTTGCGGAGATTAAATTAACTTCGCGAGCAGCTACCTCATATGGATTCGGCCCGTTGTCCGAGGTCACCCTTGACCCACATCTGGTAGGATCAACCTACCAACGTACTCCGGGGTTTCCCCCTAGTACACAGAGTGTAGGACTTTTCGGTAACCTAACCAAAACTCAAATGGCTGATGGAGTCGCTCTCGTCGTACAGAAGATCGTACGTTGAGCTATTACTTCAGCGAACCAAGGAGCAGTTATGGCTAGTGCCACTCTTACTCTCATCGACATCGCCGACGCAAACGTTGTTTATACGCTTGCCGGCTCCACCGCAAACGGTGCCATCTACAAAGATGCCACCCGTCCGCTAAACCTCCCTCGCACCTTGGAATTCGAGTACAAACTCGGCGTCCCTGGTGCTAACGGAAATGATAAGCTGATTATTCGGCTTAGCAATTCCGAGCTTAAAGCAGATGGTTCCATCGGAACCACCCGCGCTACGCTGGAAGTTTCTGTCCCTCGAAACTTTGCCACGACGACTACACGGATTGAGGATATGTATTCTCAATTCGCATCGTTGCTGACAGATGCTCGCGCAGTAGTGCTTGCTGATGGTTTAGTACCGTAATGGTTACTAAAACTCATGCTGCACTCCTGGGAGTATTAGTTATTGTGTCTGATGTTATTCAGGCGCTTATAACTATCTTCTCGAGGTAAGTCGTCGGTACCCACTCTGTGGGTACCGTAAACTAAAGTGTGTCGTTGAGGGTTGAAAGAAACCTTTCGGCACTGGTCTAACATGTATGGAGGAAACGAATGAATTCGAAAGAAACATCATTCGAGACCGTAACGCCATCTGTTAGAGAAGTTTGTTCAGCTGTCTGGGAATACTGGGAAAGTAATCCCCTTCGAGCCGAACTCTCTACACAGTCCAGTCTCTATCGTGCTCTGTTTTTAGACATTGCACAACACTTCCCGAACTTTGTTCTTGCTGATTTCTCCTACCTTCATAGCCGATTGGCTTCTGAAGGTGATAAGTTCTATCTCGAAACACTACCCTTACTAGGTCGTGCTTTTGAGCATAGTCTTATTTCCCTTGAACCCTTTAAGGTTCCAGATGGATGGAGATTGCAGCGCGGAACAAGGTTACCGAAGTTCTGTTTTCAGCTGTTTTCTCAGCTGTTTTCCGAACTAGGTGTACCACTGTATGACTGGCAATGGTCGAAAAAGACCCAACCCAGTCAAAGAGACATTGCTGTTAAGGCTTGCCAGTTTTTACGGCAGCTTTGCGGCATGTTTTCGAAGGTGGAAACACTTCACGACGTTGATGAATCTTCTGATGAGTCCCTCTTAGGAGGTGCTCAAAAGATCTCATCTAAAACTATGAAAGCTTTCAACAGCTTCATAGAACGTTCACACAAGAACATGTCGTTAGACGTGTTCCGTGATGATCTCGTACGGGGCGCCGTTAAAGAGGCGCACCGATTGCTACGAGTCGTGTTTTCGGGTTCCCAGCCTACTCTGGATGAGCTCAGGGATTTCGAGAGAAATCCATGGGGTCGCCAGGGTCCCGGTGCTGTCGCGGGTCGTGAAGTCGGTTGTGAGAAATGGTCATTCAAAAAATGGCCTGGGTTGCCCACAAATTTGTTTATGTGGCGTGACGGACTCAGCATGGATGCTGTTTTCGTCGAAAACCAACCCGATGCGCGTCTATGCGCTGTCCCCAAGGATTTTCGAGGTCCTCGGATGATTTGCATAGAACCTAAAGAGAACCAGTTCGCCCAACAGGGCTTAATGGATATTCTCTATAGGCACGTACACGCATGCGCTCTCACGCGTCGATCCATCAGCTTTCTCGATACGGAACCAAGTCAGCGACTTTGTTACAATAACGAATTCGCTACGCTTGATCTCAAGGATGCGTCAGATTTAATATCATTAAAACTGGCTCGCCTTGTCTTACCGAGATGGATCTTCCGCCTAGCCACCCGTTATCGCAGTCGCAATGTTTTTATTCGCGAGCTTAATACTCGCGTAAAAACCAATTGCTTAGCGACTATGGGTAATGCGACATGCTTCCCGTTAGAGACGTTAGTCTTTTGGGCGTTAAGCCTTGGGACTCTCATCCACATCCGGGATTCCTATCATCCTCGTCAGCAG